GCACTCTAAAATTGCGGTATGCTCTGTTTTGAGATTAAGAATTTTAGAAGTAATCTCTTGAAACGACTGGCATTTCACTTTGACAAAGATAAATGCTTGAATTTTTTGATCCAGCATTTTCCAATCAATAATGGCATGATACCCTTTAATCACACCACTCTTCTTGTGAGGGGCTGTATGAAATGATAGTGTATAAATTTTGGCTTGCTTCCCTAAACTAGGCACTTTGTGGCATGTGTTACTGGTGTTTCATCTTCAAATTATTCTGCTGTTTTTTCACTCTCGTGTTCTTTTGCGAAATTATTGGCTTGATTCGTGAAAACTTTAGTGTTTGTATTTGACATATATAGTTGTTTATTCCTCGTTCTACAGGCTGATTGCGTTTAATTTACGGTGCGAAAATTTATGCGAAAATGTTGGTGATCTTTTGATGATCTGCTTTGGTTGTTTAAGTGTTGCCAAACTGCGACAAACGAACACGACAAACGAACAGAAACGAACAAAGACAAACGAACATATTTTCAAGCTATAAACGAACAAAATATAATATTTAATTCAAAATACTTCTTTTGTGATTGCATCAACCTTTATAGAAGTAGTTTCGGTGATGATTGCACCAAAGCTATTTTTTCCACGATAAACAGTTTTCACATTCATATAGGGTCTATCCGTTCCATAATAAACAAGACCATACATTGTTTTAACATGCTCGTATGATGATGGGTCTTTTAAATTATTTTTTATATAGTTCTCAAGTGGTTTATAACTTCCATTCCATGGGCTAAAGTCCACCATCAGATTTGCTGTATTTATATAGTCCTTCATTTCACCGTGTGAAAGGTCATAATCTTGTTTACACATGCCTAATATCTTATCGACTGTATAGCTTTCATCTTTATCATATAGCAATTGTCCCAAGCAGTTGTAAAATTTTTTATCGTATGTTTTATCTATAGTATTTATTTTTACAAAATCAGAGGCTATCTCATTCAAAGTTTGTAATGATAGAGCTTTTGCATCTTGAAGTGTTTTATTTTTATGTTCTTCAAATGGAGTGGTAGAATAATTGGCAATAAAAACAACTCCAAATCCAAAAAAACTAAAAGCCATACTAGTACTTACAAAATAAGTAAAAAGTTTACCATGCCCATGTCCAAAAAACCTCTTTGATAGATACTTCCACAAGAAGACACTCGCTATTAATACCACTACAATCAAAAATCCAATCATCTCCTATCCTTTAAAATATCCGAATTTTTGCTCTTACTATTCCGACTATTGTAAGATATTGTAATGCTTCACCATCCAATACAATTTCTTCATAGTGGCTATTTTCACTTAATAATTTAACCCATTTTTTAAATGGATCCATCTTAATGCGTTTAATATATATGGAGCCATTAATGTTTGCTATGACTGTCTCACCATTTTTAGCATCATCGTTACGCTCAATAAGTACTGTTTCTCCATTTGAAATATACGGCTCCATACTATCTCCAAAAACAGTGATGATGTCGAGCTTATCAAAGTGGCGAACATTGGCAATTTGTTCAAGAAATTTACGATCAAGGTGCATAGGCTGAGGTATATATTGTCCCTCATTAATAGCTCCATATCCTGCCGCGGCAATGACATCAGGATAATAGTTTACAGAAACAGAATCATCCTCCTCCAGTGATTTACCTATACTTGGTAATTTATTTTGAGCATTTACAAGCATTTCTCCTCTTCCTGTTAATAACCACCAGCCACTAATTAGGAATTTATCTTGTATTTCTTCTGCTTCTGATGCTTTTAGCTCTTTTACCTTACCACTTTCAAGGTCTTGTATTCTACCAATATTCCATTGTAGTCGTGCTGCAAATTCTTTTTGAGAGCCTATATCTAGGTATTTTCTAACTTGTTTAATTCTAGTTTTAAGCATATAAAAATTCCTCAGTAAAGTTTTACAAGAAAATATCTTGACAAACAAGAATAATTCTTGTAACATTCCATCATACCAAAAAAAAGGTCGCTTTCTTTTTGGTATGAGTTTCAATTTTTGAATTGTATCGTATTTTTTTTACGGACATGTTTTTTAATATAACAAGCTACAGCTCAGGTACCTTTGATTAGGTGGGGAATTGACCCGTAAAACTGTAGTGCGCAAAGGCGTTTCGCCAACCAAGGTCTGTTTACGAGAGGACGGCTGTGGTTACTTCTTTTTTAAAGAGATTCTGATCTTTTTAGTAAAGCAGTTAAAAGTGCTTTGATGGGAGTAACACTCTTGAAAATGATACTAGGTAGTGCCTGTGTCGGTATAAGCTTAGCTTGGGTCTCTCCGTAAGAGACCGCACTTAAATTCTTAAAAGCATGTAGTGGTTTATGGTAACGGGCGCGCCGTAAGTAAGATGAAAATATGAGAGTTCGAGTCTCTTCGCCACTGCATGTTTTTAAGAATTTAAATTTTAGGAGATACCTATGCCTGATATGACAGCGATACTCCCAGTGGTGGCAATATTTGTCGTATTGTATGTGGTGCTAAGGCGTAAGCCTAGGGCTAAAACGGAGAACTTAGAACCGATCAAAAGCGTTCTAGGATTTAGGGAAAAACGTAAGGAGCGATGATGTTTGAAAATACAAAAGCTATCTTGCATAGCATCGTTGAGGGTAAACCTCCTCGCAAAGGAACGAAGATGTATGCGAAGATTGATGACGCACTGTTTGAGATTTTTACAGCAAAAGAAAAGATCGAGGAGCAGATAGGTGCAATCTCAAGACTGTTACTCGAAGCAAGAGACAACGAAAAGAAAATAAAAGTTTTAGAAGAAGAACTAGCCGAGCTAAAAGAGAGAGCTGCACAGGGTGCGATTAGCGACCTACATGGCTACGCAGGAGGAGAATACAATGTGTGATTGTCTAAAAAGAGTATTGGAAAACATTACCCCCAAGATGCAACCTAAAAAAGAGGTAAAAGATTTTACGGTTGATTGGGCAGATAGAGTATGGCGATTTGATGGTGGTGTTGGTGTGGGGCTTTATGTTGAGGCGACCTACTACAATATTAAGAAAAATGGTGACACATTCGCGAACAGAACAAAGAACAGAATGTTTGTCGCAATGACATTTTGCCCCTTTTGCGGACAAAAATTTGAAAAAGGTGAACCGCTTTTAAAGGAGGAACAAGATGAGTAATAAAATAATTATTACCTCTGAAAAAACGAGAGAAACAGAACATTTTAGTTTCTTTGAGACATCGATACAAACGAGTTTCGAGGATATGGTTGCCTTTAAGCACATGGTGCAATATTTCTTCACATGGCTAAAGCTAAGACAAGAAGTCCCCTATGAAGCCTTGACAACGCTTTTGGATGATGTGTACTTCGGCAACGGTGAATTAAAATTAGGTGATGCAAAGGAGGCTACAGATGCCTAAATTTATAGCATGGGACATCCTGAACCGAAAATGGATGAGCGAAATGGAGCTTTACGACATACCTTACGGTGAGCTTTTTATGCATACTCCCGACACAAGAGCGATTAACCTTTACATGCATACTGGTCTTAAAGACAGAAAACAAATAGCTGTTTGTGATGGGAACTATCTCTTGGATATTACAGACCAAGAAGTTTATGAAGTAGTTTACATCTCCAATACAGCATCTTTTGAGATGCGTGAATTATCAAGTGGTGAGCTGTACGACTTTGACGTAGATATGATGCAAATTTTTGAGATTATAGGGCATAGATGCACGCACGCGCATATCTATGATCCACACAGTGAACATGCAAAATACTCTAAAGAGGTAGCGGAGGCACAAAGTGTCTAAACAACTCATTTTAATTGACGCTCGTTTTTTAAAAACTGGTGACCTATTATTTGACTATAAACATCGCGACTTAGTAAAAGTTGAATATGTTGGTTTTGATAGAGACACGCATAGGAATATTGAGAATGTACATGTTTCTTATGGCGCTGAAGCATTGAGTGCGGACAACTTTAAACCTGAAGCCCAAGTAACTATCTTGGTTGATACAGATGCTTTAGAGATTATCTCACCCGAAAATATCGGGTATAGGTAAGGAGGACACCGATGAACAATAAATCATTTTGGGAGTCTTATAACTCGAAATGCAAAGAAAAAGGTCTACCCCCCCCTCTATGAGAACGCTGAGGAGTTTGATAAAGCGATGAGCGAACCGCCGAAGCCTTTTAGTACGGATGATGTTATGCCTAAGCGTGACATAGAGGGATGGCATGCCGTGGAGGAAGACATCGACGACATTGATGTCGGAGACATGGAAGACTTTGAACAGGTCGCAGAGGATGCGAAGAAAAGAAGAAAGGAGGACACAAACATGAAAAATGTCGAGTGGAAACGATGTGAGCATTGTAATGAGATGAAAGAAGAGACGCACTTTAGACGCTACCGCAATGGTGAATATGGCAAAGTATGCAATACTTGCATCGGCTCTAAAATAAGCGCTGGGCATAAAAAGAATGCAAAGGCTGAAGAGCAAACCCCTGATAAAGGCGATAGATTAAGGACTTTGTCCTCTTTTCTTGATGAGAAAAAGATCGTTATGCCCGAAAGTACCCTCCCTAAACTTCCCTATGAACATTGTGATGGTGCAGACGCTATCGCTTATGGGCTGTTACATGTAAAAGAAAAAGCCCCTCTTTTAAAAGACAATAAGCCGTTAATCGCAATGAGCGAAAAGGTATTTGAAGAGGCTATCTTGTTCGCCTATGCAAAAGGCAAGGAAGATGCAGAGACACCTAAGGTAGAAGAGATTACGTCTGTACATGCTGAGAGCTTGGCTATGCGAATGATTTTGAATTTGAAAACAGGAGAGTGATATGAAGATCGTTATTTTGAAAGTAAAAGAGGATTTTAACGAAGAGCAGTTGGCGGCATTGGCGAGCGAAGAGGAAGCCCCCATTACTGTTACAGGTACGCTTGAGGCGGTCTATTTTAACGCAAAAGATTATTACGATGTCATAGAGGCAGCGCAAATGTTTGATGCTCAAATGAACGCTGATGAGGAAGAAAGAAATGTGTAAACAGTTTAAAAAGTTTAAACGATGGTTGGGTGAAAAAGTGGTGCGACCTGTGCGCGTGTGGCTGTATCTAGCCGAGTGGAACTTAACGAAGTAAGGGGGTTTTAGATGTTGATGATCGAAAAAAGTGACGAAGGGATTGCCGTTAAAATAAGCGGAGCCGGAGATGATATTTTAACGGAGCTGTTTCTTCTAGTCGAAAACGTAGATAGGGTATTAGAACACGATGTTTATGCGTCCTTGTGCAATCCCAAAAAAATTAATGCTACGAAAAAATATGTTGATAGGTTGTATAAAAATGAGCAAGAGAAAGAACCTGAGCGAAAAGCCGACGGTGTTGAGAGTAAAGAGTAAAAGGTGCTCCCTGTGTGGGGCTTGGCACTACGGTGCCACGAGAGTCTGCGAAAAATGCAAAACGATGAAATGAAAATCCTAGCCAACGGCATGGAAAGACATCGGGCAATCCAAGCGATCGCGGAAGCAGGCATCGACAGTATGCCCTTATATGACCTCTTTCGCTATGCGAAGATTAAAGGGCATACGCTCTTCTTTGTTTTTAAAGCCGATGCGGCACGGTTTGAGTTCAAACACCAAAAAGAGCGGATATTGGAGCGCATGAGAGCGTATTACGCACTGCATAAAGAGCGTTTGAAAAAGGCGAACGCTCTTTTTAAAGATATTGCTTGCGTCGTTATTGCCGAAGTGCAAAAAATAGAAGCTAAAAAAGAACCTCTTCTTTATAAAGAGCGTTCTAGTGGAAACTTCACAATAGGATGCAGTGACCCAAAACTTCGTGCTTTGTTTGAAAACATACAACAAACTATAAAAACGAAATTATCTTAAGAGCTTTTATCGGAAGGTGAAGGCTCTTATGAGAATTTCTCAAATACATACGAAAGGACGGGATGATGGACGAGTTAGAGCAACTACAACTACTCGCGCGCATGATCGAAACGTCTCGTGAGACAGGAAAGCAACTTACCATCAAGCAAGCACAGCGCAAGATACACCGCGAGTACATTACGGCTCAGCTTTGGAATAAGCACGGATTAAATCCATCAGGGTTTATTCTTGTCAGCGGATTTAAAGGTGAGCTTGAGGGTGATTATGAAACGGCTGATCCGCGATATGAGTCCGTGTTTAATAACTTCTTGAAGATGGACAACAAGCTGACTGGAGAGGTAGGTATTAAACTGCGCGAAGCGATGGATAAGATGGGCATTGACTATCGGCACTCTCCGACGTTTCCACTTGACGATCTCAAAAATGACGCTGATGTGGCGTAGGTCGTAACATGCTGTACGTTGAAACAAGCGTGATCGCCAAAATAGCAGGCGTTGGAGAAAGAACGATACAAGCCGCGCTCATGCGAGGCTCAAAACAGTACGCGAGCATGCGCATCGATGCAAAAGGGAGAGGCGGTAAAAAGCTATTGATCGCCATTGATGAAGCAAAGCTGAGAGAAGCAATTGATAGCGGTACGGTTGATAAAGATATTCCTGTTTGGGATGAAGCGGGAGTCCTTTTAAAGGAAAATAGTTTCATTTTAAATACAAATATTAAAGAAACAACACCGCAAGATGCCGCCCCCGATATGACAACCTACCTTAATGCAACGCCTGAGCAGAGGCAAAAGGCACTTTTACGCATGGAAGTCGTTGAGCGCTATGAAAAACGCGATAAAAGGCTAAATGTTAAGGCATTTTTGGACACTTTGGAAGCTAAATTTAGCGCACTTTCGATGAATGAAATGAAGCTTTTTAGATACAAAAAGCTCGTTGAAAATGCAAAAAAAGAGGCAAAAAGCCCTTTAGAAATACTGCTAGATGGCAGAGGGAGACAAAAGGGCACGATAAACATGAGCGAGCAGATGCAGGATATGGCGGTGCGCATGTTTGCACGTCGTGATAACCCGCTTAAAGTCGCTTCTATCTACCAAAACATGCTCCACCAGTACAAAGAGGAGATGTGCTCTTACGATGTACTAAACAACTTCCTTAACCGTTGGAAGCGTGAAAACGCATCGCTAGCAGAGTTCGCCCAAAATGCTGACAAATGGAAGAACAACCGTCTCGCAGCGTTTGGAAGCAGTAGCGAAAAAGCGAAGTACCCTAACCATTTTTGGGAACTGGACTCAACACCGTGTGACATCATCTGCAAGGATGGTAAACGCTATGCTATTTTGGGCATGGTGGATGTGTATTCGCGTCGTTGTACCTTTTGGGTCGATGAAAAGTCAAGCAGTTATAGCATCTCTCGTTTGCTTCGCAAAGCAATCTTAAAAATGGGCGTGCCTGAGCATGTGGTGGTGGACAACGGTAAGGACTATCAGTCCAATCACTTCGACTCTATAACGTATAACCTCGGCGTGGAAAAAGTAACCGTTCCCCCGTTCAGTGGCGACATGAAACCTCACATTGAACGACTCTTTGGAACACTTAGTTCTCAGCTTTTTGAAGAGCTAGAGGGTTACATAGGGCATAGCGTAGCAGACCGATCTGAGATAGAAAGCCGAAGAGGCTTTGCACACAAGATCGCCTCACAAGCGAAGTGGTATGAGCAAGCCAAAAAAGAAGAAAAGCGGACATTCTGCAATAGCCTAGCGATCAAAAAAGACAACTTAGGTCTTGAAGTTAAAGTGCCAGTAGATGCAGAACGGCTACAGCAGATCATTGACGGATGGGTTGAGGGTGTTTACGAAAAAAGAGAACATAGTAGCATTGGTAAGACCCCATTAAAAAGATGGGCTGATACCTTTATGCCTGTAAAGAGCATCAGTGATCCTCGTGCGCTTGACATTCTGCTTGGTGAAAGCTTTGAAAGGCGTGTCGGTAAGAAAGGTATACGCCTAAACGGTGCGCTTTACCAACATGTACACCTTGCGCATTACATCGGAGAGATGGTCCGCCTAATGTGCGATGACAATATGGGCCATGTGTACGTTTACAAAATGAACTATGAGCCTATTTGCATCGCAGAGGATTACGAATACACGGGTAAAAGTAGAGCCGAGCTTGCAGAGGGTAAACGCATCTCGCACCGCATCGCTAGAGAATACGCCAAGTTGCTTGAAGAATGGGAGGACATTAGCCGAAAGGTTGATCCATCCATCCGTCACCGCATCGATGCATCTTTGAAAGAGAACTCCCCGCTTGTGAGCACAAAGGTTGTTTCAAAGGTAACGGAAATCAGCAGTGCTGTGATGGAAGCATCCAAAGAGTTTGCACGTCAAGATGCGGAGGTCGCAGAAACTTCCAACGTCATGAACATGGAGGGAGAGAAACTACTCCCATCGGGTCGCCCAGCTTTCACACAACTGGTAGATCGCTTTATGTGGGACTTGGAACATGACACGGTGGATGAAAGTACGAACAGGTTAAAAGAGAAAAAGCCTGAGTTGTGGGAGATTGCATTTAAAGAGTATGAGCGTAAAAAGGTTGGGTAGTGGAGCGAATTTATAGTCGCTCCATGGTCGAGTCTTAAATACATAAAAACATAAAATCAAAGGAGTACCAATGCGTGAACAGTTTGTTCCAACACTTAATTATACTAGAGCTTTAGAGGCTTTTTCAAATCTAAAAAATTTACCTGAAACTGCACCAAGAATGGGGTTATCGTATGGTAATTTTGGGTTGGGTAAAACGGTAGGATTAGAGAAGATTGCGGCACAAGAAAACGCTATTTTATTAAGAGCAACACAAACATGGTCAAAGAGTTCTCTGCTTGCTAAGCTGTGTACCGAGCTTGGGTTAGACACCAAAGGAAGTAGCTCAGTTATGTATGAACGAGTGAGAGAGTCATTTATCTTAGAGCCACGCATCGTAATTATTGATGAAGTAGATGCCCTACTGAAAGCGGAAAAAGTACCCGTTTTGGAGCTTTTAAGAGACCTCCACGATGAGACTAAAATTATCATCTTTTTTGTTGGTATGGAAGAAGCCAATGCCAAGTTTAAGAAGTATAGACACTATTACAGCCGTATTGTAGAGCTCGTAAAGTTTGAGGGAATTATTTTAAAAGACGTTGAGAGTTTTTGTGCCTTAAGTGAAGTAAAGATTGAACAAGATTTGATCCATTTCTTTGTTAAACGTTATCCAAATCTACGACAGATTAAGGTTTTATTACTTCGTTTGGAGAATTGGTGCGAGATGAATGGACTTACAAATGTTGATCTTAATTCCTTTAAAAGAAGTGGGGTTGAACATGGACTCAACACGCAAAATTAGGCTTAAACGCAAAAACGACCTCAAGCAGAAGATATGGAACTACATGCGGCGTAATAAGCGCTTTCGTGTGGGGGACATTATGATGATTTTAGAGGTACGAGATGGGACGATTAGACCTCTCATGTGGGCGCTAGAAAGCGCTCAGTACATCAGGCTTGAAAACGAAGTGGAAGCGTATAAAGATCGCATTTATACCTTTGTAAAGGACACGGGGATTAAGAGTCCATCTATTGTGAATGGAGATGTTTACGACCATAACACTAAAGAGGAGTTTAAACTACAAAAGCAACCAAACTCCTACAGAATGAGACTTAAACTCTTAAAAGCGATGTCTTTACCCTTAATGACTAAAGATGAGATCGCAAAGAGTGCAGAAGTAAGCATTACAGGCGGGTGGGCAAAACAAGAGTTTCTATATCTAAATATCAAAGGCGCTATCGCTAGAACGAACCCCATCCAACGACGTGAAAAAGAAATACTCTTTACGGTAAACAAGGAGAAGTGCGATGAACTCATTAGAGATATTGAGGAAAGCTTGCGACCAGTACGGACAGCGTAAAGTCGCAAAGCGCATCAAGCGCAGCGTAACAACGGTGAACCAAACGCTTCACGGGATATATCCTAAGCCTGAGAACATTTTGAAGTTATGCGCTGCAACCTTTACGGAGTTTGAGAGCAATGAAATTCTATGCCCTACCCTTGGAGCAATCCACAGTGGCACATGTAGTAGATACGCTCTTTGGGCAGAACAAAACAGAGTCCATCCTGATAGGCTCTATCGATCAGTAAAAGAGAAGTGCATTACATGTAAACAAGGGAGAAAGGATGGAGTATGACTTTGTAAACGTTACAGAGCTCCTTGAGCGGATAAAGGACAGGCTGAGCAAAAGCGTAGGTGAGCGGTGTGTGTTTGATAGTGATGTTGCGGCGGCTCTTTGCATTAAAAAACGCATCTTAGCAAATGCGAAACATCGAAACAGCAACACAAAGCTGCTTGAACCAGTACTAAAGTATTGTGTGAGAGAGAGTATTGACCCCATAGCACTGCTTATGAAAGAAAAATCAAACCAAAAGGAGAAAAGATGCATTTAAATGAGTACAAAATGTGGCGAAATAAGGAGGGGAAGTTCGTGCATCCCGACTTAGTATCTGTTGATAAATAGCTAGAGGATGGGCTTGTCATTAAGCTTGTAGCTGAAGCAAAAGAGTTACAGAGTAATTTAGCAAAGTTTAAAGCTGATGCATTTGAGCAATGTCAATCATTCGTTGATTTACTCAGACAAAAATATAACATGGATCGCTTGGCAAAGAGTGAGAATGGCTCTGTCACATTGAAAGCTTACGATGGCACGATGGAAGTGCAAATTCAAGTGGCTAAGCTCATCAGCTTCGATCAAAAGCTCGCCCTTGCTAAAGAGTTACTTGATGAATACTTCACGGAAAAGACGGAACATGCAGACCCTGAGATCAAAACACTCATCATGAGAGCGTTTGAAGTCAAGAACGGAAAGGTAGATGCGAAGCAGATTATCTCTTTGAAGAGCTACAACATCGAGCATCCTAAGTGGCTTGAAGCCATGAAGATGATTGATGATGCAACGGAAATTGCTGGCACAAAGAGTTATATCCGCTTTAAAGAGCGTAAGAATGGCAAGATTGATGGTGAGTTATGCAACATCACACTTAACATTGCTGCCATTGAATTAGAAGATTAATTTAACAGCCTCCGCATGCGTGTGGGGGCGATTAAGCTAATGATATTAACAAAGGGTTAAAGATGAACTATTTTAGAGGTCGAGGTTTAAAGCCTGAGCATTTTAATAAAGAGGTACGCTATATTGTAGATAACTTCTTAGTAGAGGAGGCAATAACAATATTTTATGCTCCACCAAAAAATGGCAAAAGTAGACTAGCTCTTGGGCTTACGAAATATCTATGTTCTACTACTGATAAAATCGTAGAGTATTTTGACTTTGATAACTCACTCGCATCGTTGAATGAGCGAGGTGCGGCACTTGTTATCGGTGAGCTTGGTGATACTTTGGATTATGTTCACCCTGAAATATCGCCGATGACGAGTAAAGAGGTACTGACTAAATTAACCGATGGAGCAGAACCAGGAGCATATAAAGACTATGTCTTTTTACTCGACTCAGTAACAGATTTTGTACCTGATGTTCAAAATGAAAACATGGCAAAAGCCTTTATGAACGACATGAAAAAGCTACGCAATGCTGGGGCTACGCTCATACTATTACATCATACGAATAAAAATGAGAAGAACTACCAAGGCTCTCCGATATTTAAAAGTGCCGTAGATAATATGTATTATATGCACCAGGGCAATGGTACTGAAAAGAATGATCTTTTCTTGCTTGATGTTGAAGCTGGGCGCTTTCATGTTGAGAACACTGCTTTCTACCTTGACAAAAGCACTTATGCGCTAAGTATTGCTCCTTATGCCGATGCCATTATTAAGCCCGATGAGCAAGTCTTTATAGACTCTGTCAAAGAGGTACTTAAAAAACATCCTGACGGTATGGGGCAAAGTGAATTACTCAAAGAACTTGGTAAAGCAAAAGCAGATAAACAAGCAAGAGCATCTTTGTCTCAGTATACGGGACGGTTTTGGAAAATGGAAGATGGCAAGAATAACAGCAAGATTTATTATGTTCTCTAAAAGGTGGAAACACTGGAAACACTGACCACACCAATACAAAAAGCCCTATATTTAGGCTTTTAAGTGTTGCTAAAGTGTTTTTTATTTGTAAGTGTTTCTAGTGTTTCCAGTGTTTCACTATTATTTTAAGGACACACCATGACCTCAAAACAACAACAAACCCACAAAAGCCTTATCACTCAGGTGCATACATCAACACGTTACAAAAACTACTACAAAGACAACCGCGAAGCATATGAAGAGCTGCTATACAATGCCTTTGGCAAACGTTCCTCCAAAGCGTTACATGTAACAGAACTCATTCAGTTGGTGGGTTATCTTAACATGCAAACGGATACATTGCCTATGTTTACGCCCAAGCATTGTACTCCCTCTCAAGCGTGGAAAATTATGTCACTATGGGAGCAAAAAGCACGAGATAAAAGCGAGCAAGCGCTGTTAAATTTTTGCAAGCGCATTGTAAAAAGGGAGTGTGAGAGTACGGAAATGTTAAGCGCAGACGAAGCAAAAAAGGTACTCATAGCACTTCAAAGGCTTCAATAATTTTCAATCTACTTAGAGTACAATATACTTAAGGAGCATACGATGAAACATAATATCCCTAATATTGCTGGGTGTAGTGCAAAAGAGGCAGAAAAATCACTCAGACATTTTGCATTAAACATTCAAATGTATGGTTGCAGTGTAAAAGAAGGTGAAAAATCACTTAGGCATTTTGCACAAAATCTTCGTAGTATTGAAAAAAAAGATGCTATTTCACTTCCAACCCTTAAACTACTTCTCTATCAAAAGCGCATTCAATTCTTTAAAAATCTTCTATAAATTTTCTCAAATTGAGAAATAAACCGATCCACCCCTTATTTACATGTAAAATACCAAAAAAGCTTATAGGTAGGCTATGTCAATCACCAACAAAGATATTTTTGAAGACTTTACTAGGCGCATTCGTGAGGGTGCGTCCGATGAAGAGATGATGAAAGAGTACGGTGGTATGCCTATCTATGTGCCCTCTTGGTGTATGAATGGTCGAAACGAAGAGATCATAAAAGACTACACCGAAAACAAACTCTCCCCCAAAGAACTTAAACTCAAATATGCTCTTAGCCTCAGCCGTATCTATGAGATTATAGGTGAGGTAAGAGAACCCGCACTTTTCTAATCTACAAACTCCCTTAAATAATCCTCAAAAATACTGTAAATTTCCTCTTCAACACCATGCGTTAGGTTCCCCTCTTTTGTGATCGGGAAGAAAGGTCTCGCGTTTTTTCCAAACTGGTGAACGAGTGGGTACGGGTAGCCCTCTTTGCTAAAAGCATTGACACCTACGATAACCGAGTGATCATCTGCTTGAGAGTTAATGCTCTCATACATATTGCTGTCTTTACTTTGAAGTATTTTACTTCCACCGTGTTTGGCTTTGTAGCGTTTGGTGCTCTCTTTGAGCGGATGCCACGGCGTTCCATCGGGGGATTGTTCATTGTCGAAGCTGTCTTCCATCAGGTTCGTAAAGAACGTGCCTATCTCGCTCATTGGCGATTTAAGAGAGGTAAGTTTGCTTTGTAACTGCCTTATAGCTTCTTCAAGCCTCGGTGCTCCGATAATTTCAATTGTTATCATCTTTTCTTCTTTATTTTTGGTATAATTTCAGTAAAGAGCGAGTGAATGGGTTAGGCAAAAGAGGCACTGCCCTGAGTCCCACCACTTTTAATCCTCTCGCGCTAATTGTGCGGCTCTTTGACGTATATCAGCTTATCTTTTCGTCTGCTCTCTACACTCTTATCCGTATCAATGTAATAAATACTCACTCCTTGCGTCTTGTCAGGCAAATACTCAAAGATTGCCATAACTGCACGTTTTCTTCCTTTCTCGTCCTGATAATATGAAAACATCTTTTTAACCAAACGTCCCGCTTTTTCATCCCACTCTAGGTATATCTCATCAGGATCACTGAGCACGTTTGCAAATGCGTCTACATAAAAGTGTCGGTCTTTCTTCGTAATCTTGCCAAACCCTGAAGCCGTGAAAAGGTTATCATCCACAACCATAGGGTCGCCCACTTTATCAACATACATAGCCCCTGATTTTATACTCAAATCTTCATAAAATTTCTTTTTTAAAGCTTCATCACTGTAGGCAGTGTATGATTTTTTAGGCATGATGGTTGGAAGTGATTTTAAACTTTTGTCTAAGTCTATCTTCGCAATTTTTGCGACACGATTACCCGCACCAGGGTTATATGCCCAGTCTTTTGTTGCTATGTCTTCTTGAGGCTCTGTACTGAGTTTCTTACCTTGGCGTTCTAGTTGTTTTGCGCTCCATGCCCTAACATTGCAATGGCATCCAAATGCATTTGGTGGGTAATTTGTTTGCCACCACGGGTCAGTTCGTAAGAGAGTTGTACCATTTTTACGTTTATGCTCCATTCTTGGATGCTCGCTAAGACCCCCGATGTACTCCCAATAGATGTTATGCTCTCCTTGCATTTGTTGCTCATAACGCGCCGTTGCCATCGCCACACGGGTGTTGGTTTTAAAGATGGTGTTGAGCCTAGAGGAATTAATCGTTATCTCTTTAACTTCTCCAGTCTTTGGGTTAATGATGTTCTGCTGTCCCCACCATCCTTTCTTCTCAAGCGTGGGAATAAGCGCTTTTTTCCAATCTTCAAAGCGTGTGCCGTTTTGCATTGCATCAGTGATAGAACCGTGTATGTCATTTAACAAATCAAGGCGCATGACTTTTGCAACCGTAAAAGCTTTATGGTGCGCTTCCTTGCTCATCTCATTGTAATCAAAGCTAAGGTTATACCCTTTAGCTTGTAGATATGCTATGGCTTCTTTTGGAGCAAGTCCAGCGGCAAAAGAAGGAAGCTTCATACTTCGCTTTCTTCAAATTCAGCCTGAGCACTTCCTAAGATGTAGGAACTTTGTAAAGCACTGTCCATAACATCCTGCAATGCTTCGATGTCCATACTAGGATACGCAACATGCAGTGCATCAATCGCTTCTTCAAATGAGGTGCATTTATCGACAATATCCACTATTTGAGTTTGAAATGTAAGTGCTATCGTTTTAATATCAATACCACTTTCGATGTCTTCTAAACTCGTGATTGGTTTATTCTGACTAAATGCATAGAGCTTCTGTAAGTGTTTATTGGCAATGGTCGCACTGGTATCTGTTATCTCATCAACTTCAATGTTATAGGTTCGCTCAATGTAGTCTTTTTTAGGTTTATACCCCATATTATAGATGCGTTCGTCGCGTTCTGCAAGTGCCGTATTTGGATCGTCCTTATCTTTTAAGATGATCGTAATAGGCTCTTTGATGAAGTTCAACACCCTAAAACTTTCGATTACCTTGCGCATGAGCTGGAGCGTTGTATGCTCATCACTCATGGCGATATCCTCTCTGATTTCATTGTGCGTTTGAGTTGCGGCATAAGAACCACCATCAACATTTCCAGTGAGATTACCTCCTAAGATGGCTGACCTAATTTGGTTGTCAAGATAAAGCGTTATTTTGTCAAAATCACCTGATTTACCTACTGTTTCAATTTTAATCTCATCCTCTTTATCGATGACTGCCGCATCTCCGCTGAGCATGGCATAAAGCTCTTCTGCCATCTCATTTTTATCGCCTTCCGTTTTGCCGATAGCCCATGGCACACCATACTTTTCTAAGAATTTAACCCAAAATTCCAACGAGGCGTTTTTAAATTTAACGTACCAAAACAAGGACTCGGCAAGAGGTCGCCCCATCGGCTTGTGATATTTGTCTTCGTACAGGGCGATAACCGCTTTGTGTTCTGGAATCTCTGTTAATACACCATACGGGCTATAGTAGAGCACACCGTTTTTCATCGTAAACTCTCGGTAAGAGCGCTCAACGAGTTTAGGTAAGAGTAAATAACCCTCAGGCTGAACTTCCCAGTTCACCTCGAAAACGCTAGCCCCTTGGAACGGAGCATCCAAAATTTTACGAAGAACCGTGTGGTCAAATACGTTCATCATCGGCTCGATGAGCGTCTCATCTTTACATGTAATGATCAACTCTTTTTTAAGCGTTGCGGCTTTGCGGCTACCGAGTGCTGAGATGACCGTTGCATCCCGCGCGATTTTGTCGATCTCGTCTTGGTCTAACCATCTTTGGTAAACAGGTAAATCATCCAAAATGCTTCTTAAAATATCAACGGACGGCGCTGCGCTTGAGGTTCGTTTTTCTTGTTTTAGTGCTTTAGTTTGTTTTGATTTAAAAATGTTGGGTATAAGTCTCATCGGTATGATCTCCTAGATATGTGTCTTTCTCTTAATGCTCTTCGATTACTTCTTGGGGCACTATTGCTTTTCTTCAGTTTGGCAAGTTTACTGATACGGTAAGCGCCATTTAAACCATCGGGTGCATCATCATTGAGTCCCTCAGGGAAGTCTTCAAGCTGCTGGATGAGTATAAGATGCCCTTCATACAAAAGAACCTCACCATTTTCTATAGGTAATTCCATTTCTGCGATACGATCTTCTTTATTTTCGGAGTTATGAATACCTCTAAGGGGCATGTGTACACCTCTATCAAAGGCTTCTGCTAGAATGAATGGCTTAAGGTGAAACTGCCCACCATTGTCTTCATATCCAAAAACCTGACAACGATATGTCTCTTGAAGATCAACCATACGCTTACAAATTTCTCGCGAGCCTATCACTTCATTAATGGATTCTAGCACGTACCCTTTTCGCTCTTTCTCGTCTATACCAAGAATGGTAAAGTTAGTAAAATCGCTCTTTTTTTTATTGCCAGCTGGGTCACACCATCCATAAGTCTTTAACTGTCTTATATTTGGTACTTGCTTATAAAAGTGCATTTTTTCGCGCTTGAACTTCTCAATCCCTGATGCTGGAGTATTTTGGTACTCTTTACTAAATGACCTTGGCGCTTCAGCGCGTTTACGCATAAGAGTCTCTAGTGAGACAGCTTCTGCCCAAAGAACACGTGCGCCTTTATCCATATCAGGCTTATTTGACAAGTAAAACTCATGAGCCTCATCCAACCCTCTTTGTGAATAGAGCGTTGCATAGCGTTCCCATAAGTCCATACGTTCAGGAAACGTGATAATGGCTCTATGAATGCGTGGATTCCAAAATGCAAGTTTGAGCTTACGTGCGAGAACAGAATCTTTATGAAGTATAGTTCCAATGTAAATAATGTCCATGTTGTCGCTAACTAATCCAAGGTTGGCGACTGCTTCATCTAGCCATGTTTCTAGTTTATCCCGTTGATCGCGACTGCGTACATTTTCATCATTTTCAAGATCATCAATGATGGTGAGATCAACCCTCCAAACACCGTGTTTTGTACCACGGATACGTTTCCCCGATCCATAACCTTTAATACAAATATCATTTTTTGTAACGATAACACCAATTTTCCAGCGCTTCCCGATGCCTGTGGCATGAGGAAAATCTGCTTTAAGGTTGTCATTGTCACTAAGTTCAACTTTTATAGATTCAATGAGCGTTTCAGATAGTTCCACCGCATCTGAAATAATGGTAATGTAATGCTTGAGATTGTTAACGATACACCAAATGACAAAGACCACTGAAACGTCGGTGGACTTACCATGACCACGTGGAGCGGCTACGCCATACTTCTCACTTTTGATCGTATCTAGCGCATTAGCAGCAGCGCTTGAAAGAATGGAACGGCTTTTGATGCGCTGATAAATAGTCTCAAGGTCAGCTTGAAGCGCAGACTTACCAGGAAGATAATAGTAATGAGGGAAGTACGTTCTTCTAAAGTAATCAAAGTCAATAAACTGACGTTTAATTCTTGCGTCTTTCTCTTTAGGATCAAGCGTCGTATTGGAGTGAATAATCTCCTTGAGAGAGTCTGAATACTCACTAAGCCATTTTTGAAACTCTTTGCGTGTTAAGCGCTCAGCTGCTTTTTCACTAAGCCCCTCGGCAAGTAGATCACTTTTTGTATCGTGAAGTAATGCCCTAAGTGCTTCTTTATCATAGAGCGACATCGAGTTCGTCTCCATGTTGGTCTACAACTTCGATGAAGCGCTCAAGGAGCTCTTTATCTCCCGTGGCTTTAATGCCTTCCCCAATCACCTTAATGACATGTTTGATAATACCATGCTTGTATGCAAGTGGGTCTTCATATCTTACAATCGCTTTCATCTTTGAGAATGCATCAGAAAGCTTTACGATCTTGTCCGCTTTTGCTTCAGCGGGTATTTCTGCATCTCTTACTCCTTGCAGCGTTTCATACATGTACGTAACAAAATCTGAGTAAAGATGCTCACGACGGTTTGGGTCAGCTACAATATGCTTCTCTGCTCTAAGCACATCCCAATCATGCCCATTAGCCCCGTCTTCTGAGCGGTAATTCTGAATTGTTCTTACACTGGTGTCTAAGATGTCAGCAATCTCTTCAATATTTTTGCCGACGATGTACAAAGAGCGTGCAATTTCTATTTTTTGCGATTTAGAAGCCATGGGTGAACCCTTTAGTCACTGAGTGGTATTTACGCTTTGTGTGGGCATAAGCATTGCCGATGCGAGGTGTATTGACCTCTTTTGAGGTTGAAACAATAGTCGGAAGAACACCTTTTGCCATTTTGATGAGTTTGCTATCTGCCTCTTTGACGACTTCTTTATCGCCTAGCCCTTGCGCTTTGCGTAGTTCATTTAGTGCTAGGTCTACGGCGATGCTGATTAAAAGAGGATTTGGGTTTGAGGGAATGAGAATAAACGAAGAAATATAGGTCGTAGCCTCTTCGATCGCATGATCTATGCGCGCATCATCCATCTCTCCAGTGCTATCAAGATCACTGAGTTCTAAAAGCTCGTCCTCACTCACTTCTTTTAAGAGGTTTTCTTTTGTTATCATGTTCCCCGCCTATGTGTTTAAAAGGTGTTTAAATTCGCCTAGAAACGATTTAAAACTTTTCTTCGATAAACGAGTCGGATTAAGGCTTAAATCGTTTTTAGAGCCGTTTATGGCTTCCCCTCAAAAGAGGGGAGATGTTTATGCTTTCTTACCGCGAATAACTGCATTTGGGTTAAGGCATGCTGGAAGAGGTTTTGATTCCCCGATAACACATACGCCTCTACCTTTTGGCAATACCTCTGTTGTACCAAAAAAGAGCGTAGCCGTTCGTTTGACAGCTTCAGTATGATCTGCACGACCATAATAGAACTTTGTAAATGTAGGACTATTTGGGATTGCCGCCATTTCGTTATCACCAACAAATGTGACAAGTTGCCCAGCAGTATTTTTGTATTTCACAACATACGCTTCAAAACGGACTCCGTGTACTTCTAATAATCGAGTCTCTCCACTTACAACCCAAGATGCCAACTTTTTATCAAAGAGGTCTTCTGCTTCTGCTAAGGCTGTAATATGTGTAAGGAAACCGCGTCCACATTTGATTTTATAGCCAGGATTTTGTCCAAGCTCTTCAACCATCGCATCATCAATTTCGGTAATGGATTGAATTAACTTTTTACCTGATTTAAATTCGATTTGAGGACGCGTAGAGGCAAATTCAAAAAGAGTTTTACCCTTGCCATCCATGACTTTTCCAAAAAGCGCACCTGTACACATGTACTCAATCGTAGTCTCAAAACTCATTTTTTGCTCTTTTTGTATTTTTCCAACCTCTGTGGCAAGTTGGATCGGTTGTTCTTCCGTTTCTAAGCTTGCAATTTCATTAAGTGTAGAAGCGTGGATTGTGTTTTCCAATGGAAAGCGAGGGAGCGTAACATTGATCTCATAAATTTTTGGTCGTTCATGAACAAGATGCTCAGCGCCAGGAGAGACAGATTCTAATACAAGTCCCGAACCTTTCTCAATTTTAATAGGAACAGTTCCGCCCGTTACAGGCTCCATGTTTGCTTTGAAGTATTCATCAAAGATTGGTGTTTGAGTCACTTTGATTTGTGACAATGTTTGTGTTGTGTTTTTGACACCCCAACGTCTTACGACATCTTCTGCTAGCATCGGCATTTTTTACCTTCCTTATTGCATAAAAATTTTATTGTTGAATAGCGTTTGACGCATATTGGAGTCATATCCACGTAAATTTGACTCAACGACAACACCTGAAACTAAAACAGCGCATGTGGAAGTTTTATCAATATTCTCCGCAAGAACACCGTTTGCATTCCATGCACCATCATCATGCCACTCGGTAGCATCTGTGCCTGGTTCTGCTAGATTGTCATCAATCAAAGAAGTATAAATGTGACCATTATGATAAACAGTGGCATCTGTGTCATAATCTACTCCTGTTGAGACCCAAGGTTCCTCTTCTAAAGCATCGAATGTTTTACCGCCATCAGATGTCATTAGAACTTTGCCAATGAAGTACTCTTCTCCATCAGCGACTGTGTCTGGAACGTTTACGGTTGCATAGACAACACGATCTGATGTTGCGATAACTTCGGTAATAAGGGGTGGACGTTGGTAAATATTCATAATGTTCCTCCTGTGGCAGCTTTAAGCTCGGCATCACTTAGCTGATTGCCTGCTGGTTGTTGTTTGTTGTCAAACAGATCACTACCTGGTGCGGTTACGAATGGCTTACCCGCTCCGATGAATTTTTCAAATTCTTCAGGATCAGTCTTACACATCTTCAATGCGTGCTCTTTTTGATCTGGGTGAATTTTTTTAGCCGCGAGTGCCGCTTCTACTTTGAGCTTAGCGTTACTCTCTTTGTTGGCAAGAACTTCTGCTTCAAGCGTTTCTTTTGTCGTTTTTAAAGACGCATTTTCAGCTTTTAAGGCATCAAGTTCAGCTTTTTCTTGCTCCGTCATGGGTGTTTCCTCCTTGGTTTGGTTATTGAGTTTATTAAGCCTTACCTCGTCGAGCTCTTGGAGGAAAGGTTTATTGGTAAGGGCGACGCTGTGTAGTGTCCAGCCGATGTTTGTTCCATCGATTTGTGAAGTAGTGTTTGGGGCGAATACGGGAGATAAATAGCGATATTCTCTACTTAAAATATATGCTTTCGCAGCATCTGTCCAGTCGATTTTGGCGAAGAGTTCACCATTTTCACTTTTGAGGCTCATCGGTATCTTTTTAATCCACCCCGAAGCTGGAGCACGATCACCGTATAGGGTTTGATGCTCATAGTCACAGACAATGTCTACTCCTGATTTCTCAAAATTACTGACCATTTGGTCGAATGTTGCTTGGTTAAGTTCAAACGTTCCATTACTATGACCTTCCCATTTACCACTAATACCAATTTTGAGCCAGGGATCATCACCTGTAATTTCGATGGCGCTTTTAAGCATAAATAGGTTGGCGGCGGTTGCCGTACTTAAAACAATGAAGTTTCTCTTCATTCTACTTCTCCGTTTGTATAGTTTTTGTCGATTAACGTCACACTAAAACTCATCAAATAAACCGTCATGTACGACTGCCCTTTTGCCGCATCAAAAATCTTTTTGATCTTCGTTACATTAATAGGTTCATTGTCCTCGATACTCTTTACATGTAAAGCATCTTTCACATCTTTTATAAAATCTAACAGGGCATAGTCTTTACCCTTGCGTGTGTCCTCTTGTTTCGAGTAAGCAAGATGCACGAGATAGAGCGAAAACGTTGCCTCTTCTCTAAAAAGACCATCGGGCACAGACTCTACAAAGTCCACCATCACACAAGGGAGAAATGTTTTTAAGACCTCTGCCGTATCGGGTTTGTCAAACTCTCCGAAATAACTTTTCACATTAAAGTTTTTTGTTTTGAGATAGTCTTTTAACGCTTTTTGAAAGCTAGCAATCATGTCCCTGCCTATGTGAATTTAAACCGTATGGTACAGGGGAGGCTTATCGCTTAGCGACTATCGCGCTTGAAACAGCGCCTTGAAAAAAGGAGTTGAATAGAAAGCTGGAACGACTCTGCGGCATGATTCGCTCATCGAGATTTTGAGGAGAGTTTTATGTTGGAGACGATTAGCGCTTATCTGCCAGTAGCGCAATTTATGTTAGTGTTTATTGCGATTCCTCTTATTAAGCTATTGTTTAACCAAAATAAACAAATTGCCACACTACAGCAAATTGCGCAAACACAGCAAGATACGGTTAATTTTATCCATGGTGTTGTTTTAGATACTGCTTCACCAGACATCATTACGAAGCATCTTATTGCTCAAAAAAAACGCAAAGATAGTGTACATGAAAGGTAATTTCGTAGAAATAGGTACCGTCGTCGGTGTTGATATCTCTAGCCCTAGACGTGCGCTAGTACGTGTTCAGCTTGGAGATCGCGTCACGAACTGGTTGCCTTATAAAAGTATTGCCAATAAATTTATCAAAATATGGATACCCCCTTGCATAGATGAACAAGTAACCGTTTTACTTCCTTTTGCAGAGGCAAACGGAGGCATTGCAGTTGGTAGCATCTTTAATAAAGGGTGCAAAGAACCTGATGGTGCAAATGAGCATAATTTTATTGTTGAATTTGAAGATGGCACACGCATTGTGTACGACACTATCACACATGACCTCTCTATTTCAACACAGCATCATATTAACTTTACCGCAACCGATGTCAATATTTATGGGAACTTAAATGTGAGCGGTGTTATCACCGATGAAAAAGGTTCTCTTAGCACACATGTCCACGATGGAGTCATGTCAGGAAATTCTCAATCGGGAGTTCGTCCATGACTTTAGCTTATCGCATCATTCGTATTTTAAAAACCAAGCTGGGTGAACGTGTCGGTATGCCAACCTATGGTTCTGAACTTTACAAACTAAGAGACCGAGGACTTACTCCAGAAGTGAGACTTCTTTTTGTGAAATATTGCAAAGAAGCAATCGAAAGATGGGAGGATGTCAAGCTTAGTAAAGCACAGATAAAAAGTGTTGATGCCAAAACAGGTGCTTTTTCATTTCTTATCACGCTTGATAATGGTGAAACCATAGAAGGAGCTGCATAATGATTGTCCCTCCGATGTGTGAAGAAAAATCGTTTGATACGATCATTTCTGAGTTAGTCGCAATTTATCAAAGTTACGATACTGAGTATGTCCCAAATGAGTCAGACGAAGTTATGCCTGTTTTAGAAACGTGTGCTTACCGAGAACTTCAACTTCGCACTTATGTGAATGACCTAGTGCGACAAAGTTTTTGGCAAACGGCTACTGGAGCGTATCTTGACTTTCACGCTTCCGAATTTTTCATCGAACGGGATAAGGGAGCAAAACCAACGGCATTTGTAACCTTTACACTTGGTACGACATTAAGTACGCCCTATGTTTTAGAAGCAGGGCTTGAGCTTCTTAATGAAGATGGTAGCACCTCTTTACTTCTTGCAGATGTGACATTTTCGGCAGGTTCAACGGAAGCTTCAGGCATTGCTGAACTACAACTATATGCAGCTAGTTCAGAGACTAAAGTAATCTCAACAATGGTACCAAAAGCGTACCTTTCTTCCGTTACGCAAACGACTACATACAGTGGAGGAAGTAACGCAATGAGCGATGATGCTCTTCGTGCGTTGATTGCTTTAGCCGATGAGCAACAAACGACAGCAGGTAGCATTAAAAGTTATACCTACTGGGCACTTAAAAGCGATGCACGTATCACAGATATTAATGTCTATCGTATGACACCAGGTGAGGTTGAAGTGATTGTTCATAGCCTTACTGGAGTTGATACAACTATGCTAGAGCGTGTGCGTTCTGCCACAAGCGCTTCAATACATCGCCCTTTGACAGACACCGTAAACGTACGTGCTGCTTCTGTAATCAATTATGACATTACAGCGGTATTGACCGTTTCCGAAGATGTAGATGCATCCTCTACACTTAATACAGCAAAAGCGCGTCTTTTAGAGCGATTAAACGCTGTGGAGATTGGTAAAAGTGTCACTCTTGGCATGATCATCTCGGCACTTAGCGTTGATGGGGTTGAAGATGTCGCTTTAAGTTCACCAACTGCGACCATTGGTGCAGGTGAAGATGAAGTAGCCGTTTTAGGAACTGTGGAGGTGAGTGTTGGCTAATTTAATCCCCTCACACTATACCGAACGCGAAAAAAGACTTGAGAGTGTAGTTGCCACATCAAGTGATCGAATTATGTCTGAGCTTTGGAGTGGAAGACTCCATGACCCAGCTACATGTAAAGCAAGTTTTTTATTTGCCCTGGGCAAATACTACGGGGTTGAGTACTGGTGGCAAAATATCTCTGAGGATGAGCATAGAGCACTCATAGCCGCATTCCCAACCATTAAACGAAGGCGAGGGACATTATGGTCAGTAATGCAAGCGGTTAATGTCATTGACCCAAATGCACATGTCATAGAAGGTGATTATCAGATTAGGTATGACGGTAGTGCAAATTATGATGGAACCTATCAATTTGGAAATACAACGCACTGGTCAGATTATGTTGTTATCGCAAGTCGTCCAATGGTTAATGCTCAAGCAGAACAACTAAGAAGACTACTTGAGAGTGTCGCTCCAGCAAGGTCAAACTTGCTTAGGATAGATTTTACAAGAACACCAGCAATATACGATGGAACGATTAATTACGATGGAAATTATAACTATGGGAGCGCATAGATGAAGATAGCAGAAACAGAAAACTATGAACTAGAAATTTATCAAATAGAATTAACTGACCCCGTTATCGGAGGAGAAGATGGAATTGCAAATTTACAAGCGAAGCAATTAGCAAATCGTACCAATTGGTTAAAAGCAGTTTATCAAAAAATTATAGATGGTACGACTTTAATAGAAAAAGCTGTCAAATTAGCAACAGCACGAAAAATCTCTCTTGGAGGTATTTTATCAGGCTATGCCAATTTTGATGGTAGTGCAGACATTACGCTCGCAGCAGCGATAGCAGACAATGCCTTGAGCATTGCAAAGACAAACGGACTACAAACAGCACTTGATAGCAAAATGGAGTCTATTGGCAGTGCTTCAACGACGGCACAGGGCATCATAGAAATTGCAACAAATGCAGAAGTTGCGGCAGGGAATGATACGGCAAGAGCTGTTACACCAGCTGGATTAAAAAGTTCGATTGGTGCATTATATGCAGGAATTGGGGTTGGTGAAATTGGAATACCTGCTTTTCTTGCTTATAACTCTGTTGGAGCATCTATTTCTGTTGGACAATTGATAGCAGGAAGCAATTTACTCTATACAGGTATTGGCGTATGGAACACTGGCGGCAATTATCTATATGACCATAAGATGTCAGGTTCCCCATCAGGTACTTGGAAAGCGCTAGGTTATAGTTATGGTGTGGCTAATACATACTCAGCGTCTCTATTTATAAGAGTTGCATAAAAAAGGAAAAATATGAATTTTAAAAACCCTATATTTATGTCTGAAGATAAAAACGTTGTTAATCTTGAAATTGAACACCCATCATTTGGATGGATACCTTATACATTCAGATTTGATGAAAAAGATAACAAAACTGATACCGAGATTCGAGAATATTTAAGAAATGTAGAAATCTCGGCATATGTAGTACCTACTTTAACGATAGAAGAGCAAGCATATTGGTACATGAATGCCGTACAAGATCATTTAGACGCAACGGCACGACAAACAAAATGGGACAATATGCAAAGTGCCCGTTCCGCAGCAGGTATCCCTCTAATCGGTGATGAGAGCGACGTGGAAATAGCGATGCATGATGATGCCGTTAAACTTGCAAGGTGGTATCTAAAAGTATGGGCGTACTGCTATGCTGCGTTAGATGCGATTAAAGCAGGAGATAGAGAAGCTCCAGAAAGCATAGGAGCCTTTATCGAAGAGTTACCTACATTGGTATAAAAAAGGAGAAGAACATGGAATTAAATTTTGGAATTAACGGCAACATTAGTGTCGCGGCATCACGCGCAATTACAGTTGTGTCCACCACACCAATTGGCATTGTTGCGACAACAAATACGGGTACGCTTGGATTAAAGTTCTATGGTAGTCCTTCCATTGCATTAACTGAATTTGCATCGTCTACAGAAGGCACGCTATTAGATGCGCTCAAAGCCATTGATGCGCAAGGAGTTTCTTGTCCTCTTATCATCAATGCAATTGCCAGTGAAGGTGTGGATGATGCAGCTATCATCACAGGTGTAAATGCGCTTAAAACGGCTGAGGCAGTAACAGGGTATCGTCCAAATCTGATCGTTGCTCCTGAATATTCAGCCACAGAAACGATTGGTTTGGCTATGGGTGCGGTTGCACAAAAACTTTGGGCAACAGCTATTGTTGATGTGGATGCAGAAGATGAAAGTGCGGCATTAGCCGTTGCTGCCAATTATGGGACGCGCTTTGTCTTGCTTGTTCATCCTGGTGAAGTAACACTGGATGGCATTGCTATACCAAGCTCTGCGGCATGGGCTGGACTAATTGCTTACATGGATGCATCCAGTACCTATGGATGGACAGAGTCAGCAAGTAACCGCATCGTTCAAAGTGTCAGCGCAACGAACCGAATTATTGACTATGCAGAGGGTGAAGATAGTGAAGCGCGTCGCCTCCGTAATGCGGGTATTAATACTATCGTCCGCGATGTTGGATGGCGCAGTTATGGTTTTGAGACCACCGACATCGATACGATCTGGCAACCATTAAACCGTGTACGTACTTTCTACAGAATGCTTCGTGCCATGATTGAAGCGGCACGCTATGCAAGAGACCGAAAAGCCGATGAACTTCTTTATGTCAAAAAGGCGATTGAAGAGTTTATGCGAGGTCTTAAAGGTGCTGGGGTTGCATTAGGGTTTAAAGCCTACTTTGACACAACTAAAAACACAAAAACAACGGTGAGCAATGGGCAGTTTTATCTAACGGTTGAGTTCCAAGATATGCCGACCATTCGTGAGCTTAACATTGAATTAACGTATGTTGATGATTACAGCGACGTACTATTAAACATCATTAACGGTTAGGAGTAAACATGACACAAGCACCAAGAGCAAGACAAGTCTTAAGAGAAATGAATATCCTCGTAGAGGGTATTGGTAATGTGGGAGTAAGTAATAAAGTTGAACTCCCAGACGTTGAGTTTTTAACGCTTGAGCGTGAAGGTGCTATGGCAAAAGAAGAGGTTATCCCTCTCTTAAAAGCCATGAGCGCAAAAATCGTTCTTAGCGAGTACAACAAAAATGCTTTTACCGCTGCATCCAAACAGTTTGGTACTAGCCCAGTATTTTACGTTAAAGGCTCACTCATCCAGGGCGACACTTCATCGCCTCTTTTAGCAACTTTGACAGGTAAAGTTAAAAAGTTTCAGAACCCTATTCCTGACCGCGCAAAAGATGTTGAGCAAACACTTGAAATCTCAGTAAGTGCTTACTCTTTAGAGATCAGCGGTAGCAAGGTAATCGACATCGATGTGGATAATCTCATCTGTGAGATTGACGGTGTTGATCTGTTTCAAGAACTTAGAAATCACATTTTATAAGGATAACGAATGCAAGTAGAAGAGCAAAAAGTCTTTATTGATTTGCCAAATGGAAATAAACAGGTGGTACTAAGTGATGGTACAAAAGTTGAGATGCGCAAACCTAAAGTTAAGGATGTACGTCTTGTTAAACATATTAAAGATGAAGAAGATAGAGAGCTTGCATTTATTTGTAATCTTACGATGCTTTCAGAAACTGAAATAGATGATAAAGACCTTAAAGATTACAGAACTCTGCAAGAGGTATTAGAGAGTTTTTTGTAATTAACTATGAAGAAATTATGAATGGTATTTCTTTGCTTGGGGTTGCCCTGCATCAAGGTTTTAACGATTGCCAAGAGATGGATATTGATGAGTTTTTATTTTTGTGTACTGTAGCGCAAAAATGTCTTAAATAAAAGGAGAGTATAAGTAATGGCATCAAAAAATTTTTCACTTGGACTTTTATTAGGTGCAACGGTCTCCCCTTCTCTTAAATCATCCTTTGATACTTCTAAAAAAGGTATCGATCAAATTCAAGCAAAAATTAGTAGTTTAAATGCAATCAAGGTTAAGCTAAGAAGCGAGAATATGACAAGCGATGTAAGTGCACAGTTAAAACAGGTACGTCGTGAAATAGTTAATCTAAAAAAAGAAGCTATTATCAAACTCCGAATAAATGGTCTCAAAGAATCTTTATCTGAACAAAAAGCATCATTAATTGCACTTGGTGCTACTGCTTACGGTATCTCAAAACCATTATCTTCTCGTGCAGATGTTGAAAAATCTCAAGGACAGCTCGCCTCTTTAGGCGTTAGTGAAGAGGGGATTGGAAAAGTAACAACTGCCGCTGAAGAATACGTAAAACGTTATGCTGGGACATCTGTACCTGAGTTTATTGCAGCATCATATGATCTAAAATCAGGTATCGCTTCATTAAGTGATGAAGGTATTGCTTCTTTTGCAACACTATCCGCAAAAACAGCAAGTGCAACCAAATCAAGTGTTGGAACAATCAATAAAGTTGTTGCACTTGGCTATGGAATATTTAGAAGTCAATTTGCAAGCGATGATGCATTTATTAATAAATTTACTGCCGCTTCTGCTAGGGCTGTTCAAGCATTTAGAACCGATGGAGATGATCTTGCGTTAGGGTTATCAAATGTAGGTGCATCTGCTGCCTCAATGGGTGTTAAGCTTGAGGAACAACTGGCTATTTTAGGTGTTGCAAAAAGTTCATTTAACTCTATGGCAGAAGCGGGTACTGGCTATCGGGCATTTTTATCAAATGTAGGTGAAGCTCAAAAAGATTTAGGACTTACATTTGTAGATTCGGCTGGACATATGCTTCCAATGGTAGAGATACTGGCAGAAATAAAGAATAAATTTGAAGATTTAAGTGAGCTAAAAAATTCAGATGCGCTCAAAAAGGCATTTGGATCGGATGAGGCTGTAAAGTTTATTAAAGGTCTTATTGATAAACAAGATGAGCTTGTTCAAAGTCAAAAAGACATCAATAAAGAGATGAACAACGGTACTGAGTTGGTCGATCAAATGGCTAATGCAATGCAACGAGGGCAAGGGTTTACCCTTATGAGTCAAAACATATCAATCCTTAGTTCAAAAATTGGTCTTGTTTTTATGCCTGCAGCAACACTCGGTGCTAAAGCTATTGGCAAACTAACAGAGGGAATTGGATGGTTTATTGATACTTTTCCGAATATCTCTGCTGTCATAGGTGGAGGAGTAATGACTTTTTTTTCTTTAGCTGCAGCTGTAAAAGTCGCGACCCTTTCCCAATTGCTTTTTTCTCTCGCATCGACGACATTACAGCTAGGTATTTTAAAATCAGTGGGTCTCACTCAATTATGGACTGGAGTTCAATGGGCACTTAATGCTGCAATGACAGCTAATCCAATAGGATTGGTAATTGCTGGAATTGGAGCACTGGTGGCTCTTGGTGTAACGCTATACAATTCATGGAAACCTTTTCATGACCTTTGGGATAGTATATTTGGGAGTAGTAGTTCATCTAATACAAAGCTATCAAATAATCCTCAAATGCAATTAGCTGATACCAACAATACTGCTATAGCAAGTCCCTATAGTATCCCTACGCCACCTCAAGGCGCTGCAAAATCAGGAAATAATAACAGTGTCAGTGTCACGATTCAAAATCCAAGCTTTAACTCTCCAGAGGAAGCAAGCCGTACACAAGCACAAATCGATGAGCAAGTACGAAAAGCGCTAAGAGAGATGCAACGTGACCAAGCCGATAGGAGTTACAGTGACTAGGACTATGGCAATGATCGGTGATTTTACATTTTCATTAGATAAAAAGTCTTTTGATACGTTAAGCCATTCAAAAGAGTACAGCTTTGCTGAAATTCCAAAAGTGAACTACTACACGGGTGAGCAGAGTGTCGGTAAAGACATCGAAGAGCTTAGTATTACTGGTACTATCCTTACAACCAAGGGCGGACTTAATCCTTTGGCGCGTCTCTTTGCTATCGCTGATCTAAAGCAACCTGTACCATTCATCTACGGTTATGGTGAAGTCATGGGAGACTTTAAGATAACAAAAATAAAAGAAGATAAAAGCCTCTTTTTAGACGATGGCAAAGCAGTGAGAGTTGGTTTTAATGTCGAACTAAAAAGGGTGCGAGAATGAAACATGTTGTCGCAATGCAAAATGATCGCTTGGATACGATTGTCTATACTTACTATGGAACGCTTGAACCTCTTAATATGGTCATGCTCTCTAACGCGCATCTTATGTCAAAAACTCTCCTCGATGATGGAGATAAGGTCTATCTTCCCGATTATACAGCTACAGATGCAAGTGAAAGCGATGGGGTAAACCTATGGCAATAATCAAAATACCTAGCTACAAGCTGATTGTCAATGGTAAAGATGTTACAGCTTCATTAAAAAAATACATCTTAGACATTGAATACACCGACGCAAAAGATAATGAAGCCGACGGCTTTAAGATTCGCTTTCATGGAGAAAATTTCGCGCCTCCTGAGTACAAAGACATCTTAAAAGTATGGTTAGGCTTTGAAGGTAATCTATGGTACATCGGTTCTTTTAGCGTTTTAAAGTCGCGTTTAGAATATCAAAATAAAGTAGTTAGTGTCAGCGCAACGCCTGTGAATTTTAGCACTCAAATTAAAGAGAAAAGAACGACAAGTTATGAAAATGTCTCATTGGATCAAGTGCTTCAAAAGATTGCAAAGCGCCATGACCTCAGCGTTAAAAATAGCTTTTATGATCTTGTTTTTTTACATCTTAGCCAAGATGACCAAAGCGACCTTGATTTCATGCGCAAAATTGCATCAGACATCGGCGCGACCTTTTCTATCAAAAATAACACTATTTTATTTAGCCCTAAAAAAGGTGGTGATAAGGAGAGCGAATTACCAACATTTACGATTGATGCCGACCTTACGGATAATCTTTACTTAGAAAAGGTTGATAAAACACTTTATAACTCTGGAGTCGCCTCTTGGCAAAGTACCAAAGAAAATAAAATCCTTTCGGTATCAGTAGGAAGTGGAACGCCAGCGTTGAATGTTAGAGGGACATTTCAAAGCGAAGCAGAGGCAAGGATAAAGCTTAAAGCAGAACTCAATAAAAAGAATAAAGGTACGGTGCGTGGCGGGTTTGATTACGAGGGCATGAACATTGTTGCTGGAGGAAAGCTCACGATTAAAAACTTGCCCAATGCAAAATGGGGCAATGGGTTTGATGTGCAACAGGTACGACATACCTGGAGTGACAATGGTTATACCATTAATGTTGAATTTGAAAATTAGGAGAGAAGATGCAGAGTAAAAGAGCCTCATTTTATGAGAGTTTGTTTAACACGTTCAGCGGGTTTTTACTGAGCCTTATTGTGGGGTATTTTCTATATCCACTCTTTGGTATGCCACAAAGTTTAAATAGTTCATTTTGGATTACGATCATTTTCACCGTTATCAGCGTAATGCGAAATTATGGGAATAGACGGTTGTTTAATTTTTTACATGTAAAAGGAGAAAATGTGTGGTTTGCATTTACAAGTTTAGCGTGTGCCTTATCAAATAGGCTAAGAGGTACATGGTCATGGTTTAGACCTATTTATGCGCTTAGTATTGCTTTGTTTGTATTGATATATATTAAAGATTGGTATGCGTTTAGCATTACTTTTGCTTTAGCATGGGGCGGTGTTGCGATGGGATGGGGAGATTGGGATTGTGTAGCGACCAATCATAAAGCAGTAAAGCCCGTTCACTATGCTGATGGCGATTACAACGGTATCCAATGGCTTGCAGAAAAAATTGTCTGCTCAGATGCTAACTGGCTAAATCATTGCCGTGTGTGCCTTGTTCTCATGAGTGCTTATCGTGCAGCTTTTTTATTGCCATTAACGTATTGGTGTGGCTGGAGTGCTGTAGGTGCTTTCTTATTTTTAACTCCAATGTTTTGGCTCTCTTCAGAGCTTGGATACTACACGACGAAATCATGGAACTTTAAGGGTATGACCGGTGGATGGGAACATCAAGAAACATGGTATGGCGTGGGTCTAGCAATCGCGCTTAAAATTTTGAGTTTAGGAGTTTAGAATGAAGAAACTATACGCGTGGTTATGTTTACGATGGAGGATGGTGATTCAACCATCTGTTTCAAAAGGTGCGGGTAAGCTAAAAGCTGTAAGAAAATTACTGTTAGATATGGGCTTAGCTATTACTATAGTGCTTCTTATTGCATTGCATTTTAAAGATATGCTGCCAAATGATTTGCAAGTGTATCTTATCAAAATGGGGCAACTTAATATTTCCCTCATTTACGGATGGGTTATTGGGCGGCTATTCCTTGGAAAAGTGGACTGGGAAAATGAGAAAAAGTTTACACCTCAAAATGTAGGACGTTTGTTCCTATGGGGATGTTGCATTATTTCGTATGGATTAGGCGGATAAGATGCTAAAGCTACTTTTAGGTGTGCTCATCTTAGCTAGTAATATCTTTGCACTAGAGCGATGTAGCATGCTCAAACGAGAGGTTCGACTGGCACATTGGAGAGCGTTCGGTACGAACTTTCCTTGGCAATATGGAGTCGCTCAGTTACATGCAGAGAGTGGCTGTCGGGATATTGTCAGTAATGATGGTGCTGGCTCTCAAGGAGTAGCACAGATCACTTATAAGTTATGGAAAAAGGTCTTAGATGCCAACGGTATTACAGAGATTACAAGTTTGCCAAATAGCCTACGAGCACAAGCGATAATTATGAAATCAGTTTATAGAGAAGGCGATCCTCTTTGGGTTACTTACCAAATCTACAATGGGGGTGGGTGGGTACTCAAAGAGATAAAAAGAGCTGGAGAGATGGACTGGGCTAAGGCAAAGCGTCAATGCGAAGAGTACAGAGAACGAAAGCTTAACGGCGAAAAGAGTCTTGATGCTCGGACAGACAGTAAGTTTACATTAAAGAATGGAACGGTGCAAAAAAGAAGCAACTGTGACATTAACTATAAATATTCACTAGATATTTACACATTAGGGAGGCAGTATGGAAATGTTCAAGACAATTCTCAGTTTAGGTACTGGTAGCCTTTGGAAGGGCGTTAGTATCCTTTTAGCTGGAGCGCTGATCGCTATGAGTCTTTTCACGTTAAAAGAAGAGGTGTCGTTACGCTCTACGATAACTGATAAAGAGACAATCATTACAGCACAGGGGAAAGAGCTCACTAATAAAGAGTCTAAAATCAAAGAGCTTCAGGAAAAGGTTAGTCTCAAGCAAGCGGAGATCGGGGTACAAAATGCGACCATTGCCGCAAATAAAGCAGACACAGATAAAAATCTTAAAGCTGTCAATGATGAGCTCTTGAAGATAAGCAAGAAATACAATGACTTCAAAGAAGAAGTCAAAAACTGGAAAGGAGACCCAAATGCGTCAAGTTGCGATAATGCTCGTGCTTTTCTTAATAGCCGTTCTTGGTAGCGGATGCGGTGTCGATCAGCCTCAAACACCTCAGTATGACCAGTTTATCAATATACCTCAAAAATGTACTATTGAGTTAGACCCTGAGCCAGTTATCGACCCCAAGTCATTTCAAAAGGGCGAGGAGCTGGAGCAATCCAAGTGGGCATATGAGAATTATCTCATTGTCAAAGAAGACAATCAAAAGATTAGAGCCAAAGTCAAAAAATGTCAGTAAATAGGCAGAGTTCCCTCTGCCTAACAGGTCATCCCTAAACTTCCTGCAATCAAATTCTAAAATATTTTTAGGAAATACTCTAAAAATATTACAAAATGAAAGGTTTTGCATGGAGAGACTCAAAGAGTATCAACGTATCCCTAAAGTTGCCCCGTTCGCGTGGGTTGGAGGTAAGTCAAAGCTTGCCGATAAAATCATCGCTCACTTTCCTGAGCATGAGAGGTATTGCGAGGTTTTTGGAGGCGCACTTAACGTCTTATACAGGAAGCCTCGCTCAAAGGTCGAGGTCGTGAATGACATCAATAGTGACCTGATCAATCTACATCTACAAATACAAAAACGACCTCAATCACTTCAGCTCTATCTTAACCGTATGCTCGTCTCAAGAGAGCTGTTCTCTCGCATCAAGACTAAGATGCATCCACGAAATGATATAGAACGTGCGGCTTTTTATTACTATCTTCTCGTCCAAAGTTTTGGAAGCAAAGGTGAAAACTTTGCAATGCCAAGAGGCTCAAAGCCAAGCATTAGAAGTTTAGACAGAGACTTTAGAGTCTGGTCAAAACGTTTGCAAGGCGTATGTATCGAAAATATGGACTTTCAAAAGCTTATCACTACATACGATCACGTGGACATGCTTTTCTATTTAGACCCACCTTATATCGGTACAGAAAGCTACTATAAAACACCATCAGGCTTTAATATAGAACAACATATTGCATTAGCAGAGATACTCAAATGCATAAAAGGCAAGTTCGTTCTATCATACAATGATTGTGAGGTTGTAAGAGACCTATATAGAGACTTTGAAATCATCGAGGTATCTACGACATACAGTCTAAGAGGAGGGAGTCAAAAAGCGGCTAAAGAAGTTATCATCAAAGGGTAGGCACTTCGGTGCTTACTCGTTTATTAGTTTTAAATTTGTATTTAATATGATAGTGAAATGGAAATAAAGCGGTTAAAATGAGGTGTAACTATCATTTTAAATTCAAATTACTAACATTTTAAGCGCGGTTGTACACTTCTCTAATTTTGCCACCCGTTGATGCACAGCAGGTCTTGAGATATGCACAAGCTTTCCAATCTCTTCGTGAGAGAGCCTACCATTGTGTTCCAATAATTTTAAAATCTCTAAGTCAATCTCATCCATC